AACATGGATTCTCTTATCCATCGATATTCGTACCCTTCTGGTGGTTCAGGAACCTCTAGTTTTCTAACTGGCCTCCATGGTTTTCTGCGAGAATTATTATCGTGAGACTCGGATTCACGGGATTTTCTGGAATGTACGTCTAAGTTGTTATCTTCGGTCATTTTGCCTCCCTTGCTGCTATTATTTGTTTTTGTTTAGCCACAGATTTCAACCACTGTTCGTCGGACATGCCGTGTGGTTTTAATCCTTGTAGAGTTTCGACTTCGGATTTCGTAAAACGTACGCCGTTCTCTTTGCCTTGTGTTTTTTGCCGGCTTCCAACAGAAGCAGAGGCGACTCTTTGCACAGCGGGCCGGTCCTCACTTTGTTCGGCATTATCGGATCTAAGATCCGGATAAACTTTATAAATTCTATTGTTCAATTCACTATAGTATTCGTCTGATTCTAAATCATAACCTTCATAAGCCAAAGTGTTATGCACATGCTCTGCCCAGGCAGTAGCTTCTGTATTTTGTGCAAACCAAGGATTATTGTTTTTCCATTCTAAGGCTTTTTCAGAGGGCTCAGGCATTTGTTGTTGAGCCTCTTGAATATTTTGTTGCATTACAGGTTGCTGAACTTGCTGTGTATTTGCAGCCTGTTCTTGCCTCTGTTGTGCTATCCTTACTTTTTCCTTTTGTAAGGCGAGCTCACTTTTCAGAGTATCAGCCTTAGACATCAAATCAGCATCACCAGAAGCATGAGCCTTTTTGTATAGCTCATTAGCCTCACGCTCTTTTATCTCTACTGTCTCTTGCTCTTTAGCTAAAAGGTTTTGTTGTGCCGCAGTAGCTTGCTGATAATAAGCATGTACTTCTTGCTCCCTTTGTCGCAAAGCAGCTTCTAATTGTGCGGCTCTTTCTTCTGTTTCACGATTTCTCGCGTTTAACTTGTTAATACGCTTTGAGACACTCTTTGTATAGTTCTCTAGTTCGTCGTCACTAGAAGCCGGTTGTTCGTCAACCTGGCTTGCATTGTCAGTAACCTCTACCTCTATATCGTCAACCTCTGGTTGCGTTACATTTACGTCATTTTCTACTGTCATAAACTTATTATATCGTCTGGATTGAGTATGGTGGCTATCACTTCATCGTCATTGATGATGCGTACTTCTGCGCCGTCCTCCAATTTAAACCTAGAGCCAGAGTAGCGCCCTATTAAAACCCATTGCCTTTCTTCACACCAAGGCTCGTCTCCAAATCTACTCTTGTCTTTATAGCATTGTGGTCCTTGTTTTACCACATAAGCCACGACTGTAGCTAGTGCCTCACGATTAACTGTTTCAGTAGCAAGTATGATCCCACCTTTTGTCGTAGCTTTGCCGGCATAAGGTAAAACTAACATGCGCCAACCTGTAGGTTGCGGCATACGTTCTACTAAAGTTGCATCCAATTTTTCTGGATCTAAGACTCTATCCTCCGGCTCAACATAAGCGTCTGCTACCTTTTCTATACCCTTACTTTGTTGTATTGCTTCTGCCATTATAATTTTTTTCCTATGTCACTTATTTCGTCTTCCAAATAGTATATTAAACTTAGCTCTCCTTGCAAATATTTATAATGTTCCATATCTTTTAAACTACCGGACATAAGTGTCTCGGAAATCTGCTCTCGCTTCTCTGCGAGACGTTTCTTTATAAAATCTAAAACGTCTAAGTCGTCCATATCAAGACTTTTTAGGTCTTCCTTTTCTTTTTATTGTTGGTTTTTTTTGTGTGGTTTTTTTTGCAGTTGTTTTTTTCTTAGCTGGTTTTTTCTCTTGCACCGGTTTTTCCTCAACCGGATCCTCAACTGGTAATCCAGCCTCTATACGAGCCATTTTTTTTGCCAGTCTGTCTCTACCTTCTTGTGCCTTTTTTTCTGCTTCGTCTCTAGCAGCCTTGAGATCTATAGCCTCTTGCTCTCTTAATAATTTTTTTTGTTTTCTTAGCTCTTTAATGGCTTCGATTTTGTAAGAAGTTGTCATAATATCCCCTTAATTTTGTTCTCCAGTTCTAATAACTTTAGATCAGTATTTGTTTTTAACCTGTCTATAGCTACTTCTAGTTTATCATCCGCTATTTGTTTTTGCACATTCATACGCTCTAGCTGTAATTCTGCATCCATAGCTTTTTCTTGCGCTCTTTGATTTTGTTTGCTGTCAAACTGTTGTGCTTCTAAATTTAATTCTTTATCTCTAAGATCTAATTCTTTTTGCCTTATGTCTACTAAAGGATCTCCGGCACCGCTCATGCCTATAGATTGTAAAAACTCGTTAGCTAGTTGAGCCATGATACTAGAACTATATTGTTCGTTTATCATCTGTATTTGTTGCCCAATCATTTGTGCCTCTTCTGGTGTTACCTGTTGCATTTGAGCCTGTATTTCGGCAATCCTTTGTTTCATTTCATCCGGCATTTGTTCTTGTGCTATTTGTGATGCTAAGAATTGTAAATGCTGCATGCAGTGACTAATTATCAAGGCTTGCACTTGTGGGCTGTCTTTTACTAAGTCAGTGAAAAACAAACTTCTATGTGTGTCTATGTGAGCTTGATGGTTTTGTTCTGGAAAAGCCTGGGCTGGTTGGCCCATTAATAAATTAGCGTTTTCTAAACCAGCGTCCACTGGTTTCGGTGTCATGTCTGGTGGCGGCATTAGTAAAGACTCAACATTATCAACACCTAGCGCTGCATACATTCTGCGATAGGCTTCATATATACCCATAGGGCCGTGTACTTGTGGGTTAGATTGAACCATTTGTAAAAGCTCTTGAGCTAAAGTAACGCGTTGACTTTGTGAGAAAATGTTTGGATCTGAAACAGGAATAATATCAACCCTATCGTCGAAATCTTGTTGTTTAACTTGGCTAGGTCCGGATCCTACCTGGTAGTTATAGACAGGCGGCAAAGACTCACTAAATACTTTGGCCAACAAACCAAACTCTAGCTTTTGCGAATAATGTAGTCTTTTGTGTATAGCGCTCATTACTTTCGTGCCTCTTTCTAACAAAGCAACTGTAGTGCCTACCGGCATAGCTTGGTTAGCGTCTCCTATATTCATATCAGCTATCGCTGCAAAACGCTTACCAGAATCAATTAAAATCCCTAATAACTGCATTAATACATTGCTTGGTTCTTTGACAGGCAAAGGTATTAAGTTTTCTTTTAAAGATCCGCCTGTTGTGTCTATGTCTCTAAACTCACCTGGCTGCAATGGCTCATCTTCGTCTCTGATTCGCATGCCTCTAGCTTTAAAACCAGCTGGTAAATTAGCTAAAGTTCCAGCATCTATTAATTGTCTTAGTATAGAGGTCGAGGCTTTAGATAATCCCCCAATCATGTGTGACAAACCTAATCCATAGAAGCCAAGTCCAGGCATGAACTTGTATTGAACAAAATAATTTATTTTGTTTTTTAGTAAATCGTTTTCTAAATAATTCCTTCTTATGCTTAAAACTTTCTCGGAAGATTCCTCTATGGTCACTATGTATGGTAGTTTTAGGCCCGTGGTATTACCTTTGTCGTCTCTATCCTCGTAACCCTCTATGTCTAAAACTGTGTGTACTTCGTAGACTGTTCTGTTTCTATTTTCTTTATAAGAGGGCGATATGCCCTGTATTTCATCTATAGCTTCTTCTACATCCGACATATTATCTGAGTAGCCGTCACTACCTATGTCTACGTTTGCGTAAAAACCAGTGAGTTGTTGTTTTTTAATTTCATTAGAGGACATGTTAATTACATGCGTAATCCTCTCGGCAGAGCTAATGTCTGCTGCTTCATAGGGAACTATTAGATCCTCTGGCGGTATAAATTTTGAAATAGCCCTGTTCAGCACAAAATCAAAATAGACTTTTTTAAAGGCAGATCCGGCCAAAGGTAAATAAAATAACATTTGGTCTAGCTCAGGATCATACTCTTCCATTACATTCATAATGTAATAGTTCATAAACTCTTGTACCCTTTCGGCTTGGTTTTCAGTCTCTACTGTCCTAGCTCCTACAATTTCTGTTTTTACAGGACCTTTAGCTGGTAACATTTCTTTATAAGCCTGTGCCTGGAATTGTGTGACACTTTCTGCCAAAATCGGGTGAATTACGCCACTAGATCCCTCAAATGGTTGGGATCTACCCTCGTCAAATTTCATACCGAGATATTTCAATCCGTCTGTGTATGTTTTTTCCCACTCGCTCCTTGATTGTTTATCGCTTTTAATAGAGCTTAGGATGTCGTTTGATATGTTTTGTAAAATATCCTCTGGCAATACCTCTGCTAAATTGATGTTAAATCCAACTACAGGTTCTTCTGGTGTTATTTCTTCATCTATAAGCAGATCTTGGCCAGAGACTAATATTTCTGCCGCTTCTCTGATTTGATCTTCACGCGTTGTATCTGGCTGGATTTCCACAGCTGATCCCATGGTTTTTATATCCGGGTTGTCTTCTGTTCCTAGTTTTTTCTCTATTGCCATATTATTTTAGTGTACCACTCTCTTAATAATAAACTGTTCTATTTTTTTTCATAAGACTTATTTCTTGCTCGTAGTCTTCTTTCAAAGATATAAAACCCCCCTGTCTAAAACGCATCAAAGCCATTGTAGCACTATCGCAATAGTCGTCATAATCGCCGTACGGAAAGGATGCCATTTCCTCAATCACCTCATCCGCAAAGTCGTGTTCTGGTGCCCAAACCATACCAGACTCAAATATTGGTGCAACGCTATTCATCCTGGCGACCTTATCTTGACCGCGACTAGGTGCATAAGCCGTGACCGGTATGCCCATGCGCCGCAACTCATGTGTTAGAGGTGTACCAGAAGCCTTGGCCTCAATCAGCACACAATCTGGATCCCAATATCTATACTCCTCCATGGCTAACTTTTTGAGCTCTGGAAAGTCACAACGCACTCTTTTAGCATCTAGCAGTATTATTTCGTCCGCGTTTTCATCGCCACGATTGAATATGGCCCAGGTTGTTATAGCTGAGTAATCAGCAGTCTCTTTTTTGGAGAAAGCTGTATCGTAGCTCTGTATGACGTAAGAGTAAGCTGGTATATCTTCGTCTTCCCATCTATTCCACCATTCCCTTTTTACTATTGATCCCTCCTCAGCTGTAGGATTTTGCATCCACTGACTATTCCATTTTGCTATTGGCAAAGAGGCTTTTACGCTTAACAACTCGTCTTTTTTCCAAAACTCAGGCCACAAAGGTTCTTCTGACTCTGGCATAATTGCCGGAAACTCTACTACCTCCCATTGATCCGCAAACTCGTCTGATTGTTTTTTCAACACATTACCTACTAGGTCCTTAGTGCTCCATCTTGTCATTACTATGACAATTATCCCGCCAGGCTGTAGACGTTGCCTTGGTCCGGACGTGTACCATTCGTAAGCTGATTCCATGGCCTTGGGAGACAAAGCATCTTGTTCTGAATGTGGATCGTCTATAATCAACAGATCCGCACCACGACCTGTTATAGCTCCACCAACACCAGCGTAGAAACTTTCTCCGTCTTTGTTAGTTGTCCATCTACCAGCTGATTTGTTATCTGCTTGTAGTTGTAAGTCTGGAAAAATATGTTGGTATTCTTCGCTGTCTATTATATTTCTAACTCGTCTACCGAATCTGACGGCTAATTCAGCTGTATGTGTTGTTTGTATAATTTTTAGGTTGCCTCTTTTACCCATCATCCAGGCCGGAAAAAAGGTTGATGCGAACTCAGATTTGGAGTGTCTAGGAGGCAGACATACTATGAGTCTTTTGAGTTTACCCTCCGCTATCTTGTTAAATTTTTCCGCTATTATTTTATGATGTCGGCCTTCTATAAAATCAGGCCACATGTGATTAACAAAAGATATGAAATCACTCTGGCAAGAATCTTGCTTTTCTAATTGATCGTACCTATTAATTAAAGCTAATGCTTCTGCCTTGTCTTGCTCGGACAATATATCAAAGTCTTTATAGGAAACGTCGCTCATAGTCGAGTTAGGTGGTCAGGTAGTGACGTATAAACCACCCAACTCTAAGCGCAAAGCGCCTGTGGGTAGTATTACATATCGTTAAACTTCGTGCCATGCTTCATTTTTGAAAAGCAAACTTTCGGCTTCGCGTCGTCGCATCAAACCATCGCTAACCACCTTCTCGCCATTTACAGTCACTTTGTTCCATCGTTTCATTTCGCTTGGTACTTTTTGGTACTCAGAGTTATTTAAAACTTTCAAAAGTGTAGAATTACGCATGGCGTTTTGACCGATGTTGAAGCACCATGCCACAATCGCGTCAAATTGATTTTGCTCTAAAGGCACATTAACACATTCGTTTACAGCCTGTTCAAATTCTGCCAAATCTTCTAACAACAAAGCCTCTGCTCTTTCTTGTGTTATTTCCATTCCCATTTCAACACCGCGAGTTGAGCCAAATCCAATCGTTGGAATTTGAGCTTGGCATAAGTAAGAGGTCAAAGAACACCCCTCGAAACGCTTAATGAGCGCGATTCCTTCTTTTGATATTTGCATATTATTCTCCCCATTTTTTTGTTTTAGTCCCGCCGTGGTAATCCACGGCCAGATTTTCTTTTTTGAGTAGATCAGCGACATTGCCTTTTTCACAAAAGACATCCGCTAATACTCTCCCATATTTATCTGTTCCATAAGATCTTATTGTAATATCGCCAACAAGCCATTCTTTAAGTTTTTGTTTTGCCAATAAACCAAGCTCCTTTTCTTTAGCTCTTTCTGGATATCTATTAATGTTGATTCTAGATTCCGGGGTATCAATAGAATTTATACGAACGGCTTTATTGTGTAATTGCACCGAGAATCCAAGGTCTATGGTTTGAAGCCGAATAGTGTCTCCATCTGTCACAGATTTTAATTTACACTTATAAACGAAAGCGTCTGGTGATTTACTCATCCTCTTCTCCTTGTTTTGTAGTAACTGTTCTGTAATAAACAACTACTTCTTTAAGTTCTTTGATGTATCTTTTTAGCTCTTGCATGTTGTAAGCCATCAACTCATAATCTGGTACTGACATGGCAAAAAATACTACAGATCCCTCTTCCTTTTCAACTCTTTGTAAAAACTCGTCTAAGTTTTTGTCTGACACTACATACCAATATGGATCTTTAAGATCTACGGCCCTGGGCAATATCGGCTGTACGATATTTCTCTCTATCGGTTTTGTTAATATTTCTACCTTTTTACTTGGTATCAGGCTGCAACTGCAAGCCATCGTCAAGACTGTCAATCCCAGCAGTGTCTTTTTCAATGCTATCAAATACATCTTTAGTTCCTTTGTTTGCCCTGGTTTCAATTAAGCCAGGTTTTGCTTTAGCTAATTTGGTTAGATTATGACGCTTGAATATGTCTAGGTATCTGTTCATTTCAGCTTCGATTTGTTGATTTTTAGATTGTAAGTTTAGTAATGATGATGTTTGTAAGGCAAAATCATTTTGTAAACTTTCTATGGCCGCCTTTTGTTCTGCGTCACGTAGCTCAAAAGCATCATTCAACGCAGATAGTCTTGAGTTTTGCCAGTACAAGACTGAGCATATAAAAACTAAAACTCCGATTACACCTAATAAAATCTTACTCATATTTATAT